ACCATCAATATCTACCTCTTGTTGAAGTATTCTATCAACTGTAACTGTTGGGTGTCTGTCATCCGTGAGCGTCTCTGGGGAAATATTATATTGCATAATGAGATGAGGATACAGACTATTAAGGTCAAAATTAACCACCCAGTCATAGCGTCCTGCTTTTGGTTCTTTGACATAAGCACCTGCGTATTTTGCATCTTTAAGTGCATCCCTTTTAGGAGGGATAGCAATCTTACGTTTATTTAATTCACAATAGATGTAGTTGTCCCACATTCTTACCTGTGAAAATACATCCTCATAGTTTACTTTAGCATCATATGCCATAGTAAATGCTAGATCAAGTAGTTTCATCTTGTCATCAAGTTTATCTACCAACCTAACGTCATGAATGTTATACTCAATAAATTTTTGCCAGTTCTTTTCGTAGAACTCCTTGAAAGTATCATACTCAGAGTGATCTAACTTTCTCTCCCCAAGTTCAACCAAACAGATGTGATCAAGGCGATAACTTTCTTGGTTTGTATAAGTGAATTTTCTGTATAATTCAAGGTAATCCAACGTAGAAATGCCTGGAAGATCATAAGCGATCTGTTTTCTTCCTTTAATGTAAATTTCTCTAGAAGAAATAAGCTTCCACGGGCTAAGAGACTTAGCAGCTTTCTCACCAAGAATCCTAGTAACACGCCGAGCGATATAGGGAATATCAAACAACTGTACGTTCCAACCCGTAATAACATCAGGATAATTTTCATTCCAATATTGTAAAAAGGCAGACAACATAGACTCTTCAGTTCTAAAGTGCATGTAATCTACTTCAGAATCTGTATTATCAAATGGTCTAGCACCAAAGACAACAATACGACCAGTATAAGAGTCTTTAATACTGATCGCTAGGATCTCTTGGTCTGCTGATTCTACATCAGGAAATCCATTCTCAGCAGCAGTTTCAATATCAATGTTAAAGATACGAATCTTTGAAGTATCATAACGAATCTCATCTTCTGGATGCTCTTCTACAATATACTGATAAAGATACCTAGTGTTACCATAGATATCAAAGTCATCAACCTCTCTGTATTTCTTAACAAACTCTTTAGCATCATTGATTGATCCTAATTTTAGGGGTTCAACACAATCACCCTCAAGAGTTTTCCAATCAGAATAATTCTTACTAGCAACATAAAGTGTAGGGTTAAAAGGAACCCTATAGGAAAAAGGAGAACCGCCCTCGTACCCACGTACTAGAAGGCGGTTACCTGCCTGTTCAACATTAGTATAGAACTTCATTCGTTAAGGACTTCTGGTTCAATAGTTTTACTACTGTAGTACTTAGAGAGTATGTCTCTGCTAGGTTCTACAAAAGTTAGTATATCAGAGGATCTTACAACTGTCTCCTTACTATCAGCAAAGGGTAACCAATCTTTAAGATTATTACCCTCTATTGACATAGGATTAACTAGAATACAATCAGGATCACCAAACTGTGCTCCGTCAATTTCCTCCACCTGTGCTAGTAGCCACTGGTCCTTCAGTAGCAGCACCTGTAGGTTCTTTGGTTGGTTCTCCATCTGTAGTTCCTAAAATATCTTTTCCGTTGTTTGGTAAAAAGGACAAATCAATTTGTGCTTCTGCTAATTTACCAACATAGTTTTTCAAGATGTCATCAGCAGGTGGCATCGCTGAAAGAACTGAAGTAGGATTAATTCTATGATCTTCATATGGTGTATAAGGATTCCATCTACGATAAGTTACATTGAAATTTCCTTCCTCTCCTTCACTTAAAGACAATGATAGAGGATATAAAAGTTGATATGCAACAAACTTTTGTTGTCCATCAACTTCTTCTCTTATCTGTCCAAAATTACATATAATATGTTCACCTGTAATTACATGAACAACACGAATATTATGTTCAATCTGTGTAGGTGTTTCTGTCATAATTTAACAAACCTTTTTTATAGTATAGCAAATAAAAAGAGGGGTGTCAAGCACCCCTTGATATTTTATTTAGATCCTTTCAGAGATCTCTTTTTCTCTGAGAACCAAATCTTTTTCTTTTTCTCTTCTGGTACAAATTTCTCTAGTACCACTGTAAGTAATCCATCTTTATATGTGACAGACTCAACTTCAACATCTTCACCTAGTTGCCAGTTCTTACTAAAAGATCTAGTAGCAATTCCTTTATGAGAATATACTTTATCTACTTCTGTATCTGGTGATGCTGATACTGTTAGAACTCCTTCTTCCGTTGAGACTTCAATATCTGTTCTTGAAAATCCAGCAAGAGCGACTTCCAGAATGGTTCTGTTATTAGATCCTGTAGCAATGTTGTAAGGTGGGTAATTTGTTCCACCTGTTGATAAAGCCTGTAATCTTGTGAGTCTTTTGATGTCATTTTCAAATCCTAACATGTAAGGGGTATAGGTTTCCCAGTCAAATGTGACCATTTTTGTGTCCTCCTAAAAGCGACTTGTAGTTTATGTGACCCTGTAGGCATCACACTATTATTTAACCACAAACCCTTTGATATGACTAGAGTATAAACCGAAAGAATTTATTCGGTTTCCTGCTTTTTACGACCAATATTATACTTAGATTCTAACGTCCAATTATTTTTATCCTTGAAACTTAATACTTTGATCTGATTTAATGGAGCAAGATCTTCTACTTGACTCTCATTAACAATACTAATCAATCCCCAATCAGATAACAATTTTGCTATCCTATTTCTTCTTTGAAGATCGTTACTAGAAAAATTAGTATGTTTACCATCTAAAGCAAATAATTCTTTGAAGTGTACGATATAATACTTGCCTTGTTTATGAAGTATATGACATGATTGATATATCTTTTTTTCTTTTCTAGAAGCAACACCTATTCTAGTCAATGTCTCTCTTACTTTAAGGAAATCATCAGGTTCACCTAGTGTGACCTCAACCATGTCAGATTGTTTCCAAGAAACCTCAATCTCGCTTGCCATTCTTACCACCTTTTCTCAATAGATATGTAATTTTATCTAGTTGATTCTTGGTGAGAATCCTGAGTGCTTGGAGAGCCTTATCATCATTATAACCATAATACTCTTTAACTACGTCAAGATAATCAATAGAATCTTTCCTAGTCCAAGGAGAAAATCTTTTCCTTGGTTTCACACTATTTAGGAAAAAGTCATATTGCATCTTGTTTGGTAAGTGCGAATTCTTATTCATTTCATTCGCATACAAAACAGTGTCAGTAAAAGATGACAGACATCTATTAATAATATAAGATGGATATTTTTTTACAGCATCAGGATCTTCATCCAATATATTTTTCTTGGATTGATTGATGCTGTATAGGTAATCTTTCAGTTGGTACATTATTCCAGTGGCGAATTACTCCGCTAATAATAAAGCAATTAGTGATAAGGTAGCTGAAGAATATAACAGAGCGTACCACAACCACGTAATTGTCATATTCTTTTGTTCTGTCGTCTGAGAATGATCCGAGTGCATACTTCCAGATGGTTAACGCTTTATTTAAAAGACGCATTGACACCCATAACTCTAGCATTAGGATTTCTAGCAAGTGCTACTTGTCTTGCTTCTTGGTAATCACGTGCTTGTACAGTTTCTGTAAACACTGTGCCTGCTACGTAAAGTCTAACTTCGCATTTCATAGTTCGTAAGTACTAATTCTTTTCTTGTTGCTTGATCTATATTATAGCATCCCACAGACCGCATGGTGTAAGTGTGTGCAAATTCTCCAACTGTCCACTCATAAAAACGATCTCTGATAATTTGATCAGAGTTATAAGATATCAGCATGGGACAGGTATGTTGATCACAATCATGAGCAAACTTGTCGTGATCAAATCTTTTATGCATTTCACCCTTCCTACCATATAGGTTATCTTTGATATCATATGGTGGGTCTAAGTATATAAATGTGTCTTTATCATCACATAACATACTTTCATATGAAAGATTAGTTATCTTCCATCTCTCAATGAGTTCTGAATACTCTGTAAGTCTTTCAATTCCATTCGTTGAGAAATTGGATTCTGATGCTTGTGCAGAGAATGATGACGACTCCGTAAGTCCACTGAAACTACACTTATTGACAATATAAAAAGCCACAGCACGATCAAAGTTTGAGAGATCACTGTCATTTATTTGCTCCTTGGATGA